TGTAATGAAACATTTCAATAGAGCTTATACCTTGACACCACGTGAAGCACGGGCTAACTACAGGATTGAATCCCTTAGCTCTGTAATATCTAAACTAAATGAAGACCTAAAAGTAGCAGGATTTAAAATATTTAAAACTTGGAGAATGGATGTTACAGGTACTAAATACGCTGAATATTGCAGAAAGGAGATTCTCAATGGTTAGATTATGCCTAGCTTTAGCTATCACAGCATTCTTTGTAGTATTTTACTTTAGTGCTAATACAGCAAAATATTCACTACCTGATAATGCTTTCACAGGTAATTCACTAGCTGAAAAATAAGGGGATGAAATGACAGCAATAATTGTAGCAATAGGAACAGTAATTAGTTTATACGCTTTTGAACCTCTTTGGTTTGACACTCGTATGCATTATTATCACAGTACATACACTACTGAACAAGCTTGTAATCTAGGAGCACATCAACAGAAGGATGTAACAGGTAGAGTATGTGTACCTAAAGATGATTTTTCTGGTCATGTAGACCTATACTTAACAAAGGACTAAAACTATGGCTAAGACACTAAAGGTTATACCTAAAGAGATTAAACTCTCTAAAAAGGAGCTTCTTGACTTACTAGAAGACGCTCATGAGATGGGATACAATACAGGCGTACATAGTCAATCTCATTATTTGAATGAACAAGAAGAAGACTGTGAGCATGTGGTTAATGAACACTTTGGTATCAATTAGTTTGTAATCTTAACAGAGGTAAGGGGTAGAGAGCTAGGGTATCCTAAACAATAGAATCTGTCGAGGATACTCAATAGAGCATACATCTTTCATTAGATACACGCTCTCACGGCAATCTTCCGACACAGGAAGTAAGTTCGCCTATACTCTCCAAGTTGGTTCTTTACTGCCTTATCTCGATTAAGCTTATTAACAAAGGATCACAATGAATGAATTACTAATTACTATCATGTTGGTAATCCCTGCACCACATAAGATGGTAGATTGGACTATCAACGAAGTTCCCACACAAATCCAATTAATCCATGAGGACGGTACTGAGGTTAGCTATCATGCTACTTCTGTACCTTGTACCTATAGACCTAGATCAGATAAAGAGTTAATATTTATGAGTCCTCAAGCTTCTAGTGAGGATAATTATTGTTATGCTATATTTGATACAAGTAATCCTACTTTTATCAGACACCCAAATTACTGGTATTCAATAGAGCTACCTAAACCGCATGATCCTAGATAGGAGTACTCAATGAGTTCTAAAACAATGCACTTCAAGAAAGGTCAAACTATCCTAGAAGAAGGTGAGTTAAGCTTTGAAGCTTATATCATTCTGGATGGTGAAGTAGATGTTACTAAGATGTTTTTCAATCGTAACGCACCTACAAAACATGTTCACTTAGCAACCTTGAAAGAAGGTGAGATATTTGGTGAAATAGGTTGGTTAGATCGTAAACCTAGGACCGCTACTATTAAAGCTAAGAATAGGGTATCTGTTAAGGTGCTCACAGAACAGGATGCTGTTAAGATCACTAGGGATAACCCTAAAGCCATGATGCCTATCTTAAAGGTGTTAGGTAGTAGACTTAGAGATACTCTGGACCTTATAGAAAAGTTTACAGGAGATCCTAGAGTATGACTAGAATTAATATTGTACCAGTTAATGAACTAATGGATCAACATCTGATAGCTGAATACCGTGAGATTACTATGGTTCCAGCGGCTCTAGATAAAACATTAGCTTCTAAAAAAGGAATTGATTATAATAAAATATCTGATGAATTTACTTTAAATACTGGACATGTTTATTTTTTCTATGACAAAGGCAAGTACCTACATAAGAGATACAACCTACTTATAGATGAAATGAAAAGCCGTGGTTTTAAACCTGATAGTACTCGTGATTTTCCTATTAAGGTATTTAAAGATAATAATATGTATAATGATTGGATACCTACAGCCTATGCTTATCTTTTGATAAGACAACGTATTCAAGAGAAAATAAATCTAAAACCTAAATGGTATAGAAAAACAAAACATAATGATATTTCTTCAACTAGCCTATAGTATAACAACATTAATATCTGCCTATTCGGTAATATTCCAATGGTATCCTAAGTTTGGAGTCTGGTTAGGCTTCTTAATGCAAGTAGCATGGATACACTATTGGTGTATTACAGGACAGTTAGGTATCATATTTTTGGACTTGGGACTTTTATTTTTGTACTTATTAAAACTTATCCTTGATAGAAGGAGCATGAATGTTAAACAGACAAAAGATGCTAGAAGATGAGATGGTATCTTTAGGTGTTAAGAGATACCGCAAGGAAAATGCTGAGGCTAAGAAGGGTAAGCATGAAGCTACTACTCCTGCAGGAATACAGTTTATTAGGAAGTCATGCTCTAAGGTAGCTGAGGCTATCGATAGTCTGCACCAAGATATGCTAAGTGGTAAACCAATTAAGTATAATATAGAGGCTGTTAAAAGACTAGCTGAGTTACCTTCTGATGTTATATCTTTCTTAGCTCTTAAGGGCTGTATCAATCACTTGAGCACTCCTGTTAAACTAGTTAAGGTATCTATGGAGGTTGGTGGATTCATTGAGGATGAGGCAAGGTTTAGAAACTTTAAGAATACTAACCCTGCTCTATTTGGAGTTGTCTCTAGGGACTTAGCTAAGAGAACTACCAACTACAGGAAGCAGAAAAGAGTCCTAGCTCATTCAAGTATTAAAGCTGATGTTCCTTGGGAAAACTGGTTATCAGGTAATAAGGTTAGGCTAGGTGAATTACTAGTTGAATTAGTTTGTAATGCTACAGGTATATTTGAGATTCGTAAACAGACTAAGGACTCACAAGGTAAATATAAACAGGTCTATTGGTTAGAAGCTACAGAGGCATCTCTTAAATGGATAGAAGGTAAAAATTCTGTGTGTGAATTACTTAGTCCTGTTAAACTCCCTTGCGTTATCAGTCCTAGAAAGTGGACCTCAGTTTACACTGGAGGATACTATCAATACACCAACATGAACCTAGTGAAATCCAACGATGATACGTACATGCAACAGTTAGAAAACTCTAACTTAAAGGAGGTGTATCATGCCGTCAACACTGTTCAAGAGACTGCTTGGAGAGTCAATGGTAAGATATTTGAGGTTATGCAATCCTTGTTTAACTCAGAAGCAAGCTGTAGCATTATTCCTGAGTTCGGGGAACGCACAATGCCTAGACCATATCCCAAGGAAGGCTCTAAGGAAGAGATCATAGCCTGGAAACGTGAAGCTACCTTGATGTACTCTGATAATCAAAGGATGAAGACTAAGCGTATCCAATTTAGTCAGCTTATGTGGATGGCTAAAAAATTTAAAGATGAGAAAGTTTTTTATTTTCCACATACTCTGGACTTCAGAGGTAGACTATATGCTAATACTGCATTCCTTAACCCACAAGGAGAGGACTCTGCAAGGGGATTACTAGAGTTTAGTAAAGCTAAACCTCTTGGAAGCTCAGGTCTAGCATGGCTCAAGGTACACATAGCTAATTGTTGGGGAGAAGATAAGGTATCTTTAGAAGAACGTGTAGAGTGGACTGATAACCATGAGAATGAAATCATGGCATGTGGTGTTGATCCATTAGCATCACGCATGTGGATGGAAGCTGATAAACCTTGGCAGTTTCTACGGTCCTGCATTGAATACACATGCTGTAATGGTAACATCCATTATAAATCTCATCTTCCTATAACTGTAGATGGCTCCTGTAATGGACTACAACATTTCTCAGCTATGCTTAAAGATGAGGTAGGAGGCCGTGCAACTAACTTAGTTCCACATGATCAACCACAGGATATTTATGAAATCGTTAGAAAGCATGTTATTTCTCGTATTAATACTGATAACACTCCTGAGTTTTTATTTTGGAGTAAATGCCTTAATAGAGCACTAGTCAAACGTCCAGTAATGACTACACCTTATGGAGCTACTCTATATGGGATGCGTGAGCAGATACATCAAGAACTTAAAAAGCAGTTGGATAAAGGAATACAATTTGACGGCCTTGATACTACTGCTGAGTTATGGCCTCATTGTAAGTACCTTGCTATACATATTTATGGAGC